CAGCACTAGAATGGAACTGGAGCGATCCCGGAGCCATTATGTTTTACTCTGTTTGGTTGGTTGTTGTTTGTGTTGTTGGTTACATCTTTTACAAGGACTTCACCTTCAAGAAAACAAAGTCCAACCGCATAAGACTTTAAGACTTCACCTTCAAGTCGTGATACAACTTCCAGCAGATGTAAAATGAATCTGCAATGTCACTGATAGGACTCCCGATATCTTTCTTGTCGGGAGTTATCAGTTTCTTGAGATCGATGCCTGTGTCTTTCGTGAACTGTGCAACCATCTTTTCCTTGTTCGCGTTTCCTTTTTGAGTGGCGAACTTCTTCACGGTGGAAGGAGTAAGGATATCGACAGGCTTGCCACACTGGTGTAGTTTATACTTGAGCAGCCCGCAGTTCTCTGCAATTTGAAACACGGCTCTGCCACTTGCTGAGTATGCGTATCCCTCCAATGCAATGTGATCACAAGCGATTACTTTGTCCACTGCCCAGTCTGCGATGGATTCATATCTTTCGCATTCGTGGTTGTAGTCTTCGAACATCTCACCAAAGAAGATGTTGCCAAAAACCTCGGCGTTCTTTTTCACTGTGGTGAGAAAATAGAAGGAGCATCCATCAATAGAAAAGGGATCTTTCAACCTTCCTCTGAAGATGCATATACATGGTCCACGCAAAGAGTAGTCTATGCCTGCTAGTACCATAATACCTCCTACTGTATCTATGAAAAAACCCCGAGTCCATTCGGGGTGTTTTCATAGGTTGACTCGCGCGTGTTAGTCGCGTGCGCGATCTCGCGGACGACCATCCTCGCGTGCGGGAGCGATGACTCGTTCACCGCGATCCCAAAGTCCACTTAGACCATTGATGCTCCAACCAATGCCACGGGCACTGAATGGTAGCAGGGCGAAGAAGACGAGCCAAACAACTAGGCTCAAACCAAAAACTCTCTTGCCCATCCAGCCCCAAAAACATGGGCTTGCACATCCTTTTGAATCTTCCATATTCTATCCTTTCTTAGAAACTAAAAGTTACAACACTACGAATGACGTACTGACCGTCGCCGGCACCAGAACGCCAACCTGTGTTGTCTGTGTTAAAATTCGAACCAAGGTCTTGGATGGAATAACCAAAACTATTGGTCCATGTCATGGCACTATTTACCTCGTAATTAGCACCTAGAGTAAGAAGGTTAAGATCACCTTCATACTCACCATACTCCCACTGTAGAAATGCCTCAAGATCGCTTTCGACCTGATAGGCAACCGTGGAAACTAGGGACCAGTTGTCCCATGATCCTGACGCATCGTTTTGAATCCAATCTAGATCTAGAGTGAATCTATCGTATGCCCAGTCTGCTCCTAGTGTGTAGGAATTCGTTGCTTCCGACCCCGAATCACTGTAAGCATATCCAGCGTTAAGATTGAGATCAAAACCAATATGATAGTGTAAACTACCACCGACTGCATAGTTGTTGTCTCCGGGTCCGCTGAGGTTGTCGAATCCGTTGTTGTAGAATGCACTTGCTCGAAGGTTTTCTCCGAAGTCTCTACTGAATTGAACACCTTGTCCTCTTCCCTGACCGAAGGTAAGGGCGGAGACGCTGTAGTTGTAGGTTGTGAGTTTGGTTGGATCGTCAACGAATCCTCCGTAGAAGTCGGGGACGAACTGACCAAGACGGACGAATGCTCCTGTGTCGATTGATCCGATGTTGAACAACTTGAAATCGACATAAGCATCAAGAAGGTTAAAGTTGTTTGAAGTATCCCATTCACCACTGACGAGATAAGACAATGTTTCATTCGCTAGATCTCCACTGATGTTGATTCGGGCTCTTTCGACGAAGAAGCCATTCTCTGTAGAAAGACCACCACCATTCGAGTATTTCCAACCTGTTTGAATGAATCCACCCACATTCACTGTTGGTCGATTCAGTGCAGTCTGCAATGCAGCCTGTTGTGCAACGTCATCATAGATTTGTTGTGCATCTTGTGCAACAACAGGTGCTGAAAAAACACCCAAAAGTAATACACTAGTTAACGTACCTTTCATACTATTCTCCTTTAGTAAATTAAGTAAGATCAACCACTTCACAAGAATCTCCGCTACATGCATAGGTTTGAGTTCCTGATGTGTTGTCTTGCTTTTCGTAATCAGCCAACAAAGACCAATCAACATCTGTTGGCATCTTGGCAAGTTCCCTTATGTATGTCTCTTCATCGATGTCCTGATACGGTGCTTGCTTATACACATGATCAGAGAAGGGAAGAAAAGATATACCAGAGATGTCATCGAGGTGCTTCCATACCCATGCACCAACTTCCATCCATTCGTGTTCTTTCACTGTGATTGTCACAGATGGTTTGTGTTCACACCAATACTTTTGGTAGAGTAACCAAAGTTCCAACTGCTCTATTGCAGTCATGTCTGTTCTAGTCACGCATCCTGTTGGTGCTTTGATCGGAAAGGAAAAGACTGTTACGTTGTCCGGCTTCATTGCACATGGTTCGTGCGGAAACCCTTTGTCCTTCATCATCTGACACAAAGGATCTTTGTTGTCTGCTCTAACAGTTCGAATGTAGTAGTCGTTGTGTCGAGCGTGAATACCAGAAGCGGCATCTACCAATTGGCTGACGGTTCCACTTGGCTTTACGCAAGTTGTAGCCGCTGATTGTGGAATACCCAACTTCTGTGCATACTTCTTGTTCGTATCCACTGCAACCTTGCGCATCTCCTGAAGGTGGAAGTCTAGATTGTCTGTGCATCTTGTTGTTTCACAATCCATGATGCCTGTGAGGGAAACACCGAGCAGTCTTTCTTCCTCGCAGTTGTTCTTCCAACCAGAAGACAGGTATCTGAAGTTGGTTAGTGTAGATTGCCAAGTGCCAAGTATGGTTGCCAGTTTAATCTTTCTCTTGAGTGATTCTACGGTGTCATCTTCTCTGACTACAACTTCTGTGAGGTTGCAGAACTCTGCATCTCTCAGAATGATTTCACTGCATGGATTGGTTCCGAAGTTGTGATCTGAGTTTCGATGAACGTGACCCTCTCCTCTACTCTCTGCAATTCTCTTGCATTGCTTCTTTGCACTGTTGCGGTTGAAGATTCCTCTCTCGCCACTCTTGGACTCATACAGAGACATCCATTCCTTCATAAAGGTTCCTATGTCGGTTGGACCCCCATTGTAGACTGCCGAGTTGTTCGCCAAGGCTCTCTGTGGTTCACTCATCCACCACTGTCCGCTCTTTGCTTCTCGCATTCGATCATCCATCAATGAAGACAGCGAGATCAAAGCAGAGCGACGAACACCACCAACAACCACGATCTCTGCAATCTTACAAACGATGTCGTGGCACTCAATGCTGGTCAACTTTCGACCAGCAGCCTTCTTGAATGTGTTAATAGTAAACTTGAAGAGATCGACAAGAGGCTCTGGACCAGAGGCTCTACCTCCAAATGTTCGGAGTCTTTCTCCTGCTGCACGAACCTTGCTCACATCCCACTTTGGAATTTGACCATTGGCGAGAAGTGATATTAGTTCCTTGTATGCCTTTGCCCAACCAATCTTCGAGTCTGCAACTACGATGGTTGTATCTGTTTCGTGAAACTCTTCTGCGTTGGTTGGAAGAAGATCGGTCTCTCCTCGCTCGACAGAAAAACCAACACCAGTTCCGCACATTAGAACATAAAGAATTTCATCGAATGCTCTGAGTCTGTTGACTGCAACATAGGAGCAATTGTACCCAGCAACATTGTCTCTTCGAAGTGCTTCTCCTGCTGTCATCAAGGCTCGCATGGAAGGCATGATCTCTAGGTTGATCACGGCATCTTCCAGTTCCTTTCTTTCCTTTGGTGACACTTCGTATTCATGTGTTGACTTCAGGTGTTCCTCGAAGAAGTCAAAGTATCTCTTTACTGTTTCGCTCCAAGTCTCTCTTCTGTTGAGTTCGGGAATCCAACGAGAGTATCTAGACAAATGGATAAAATCCTGATAGAGAGTAGGTAGTTTGGTCATATTATGTTTTCCTTTGTTTGTGTCTTTTATGTAGTAAGGTTTTTCCACGACACCGGGAACAGTGGTTGTAGAAGTTCATCTATAACCTTTGCATACTCTCTGATTTCCCATTGTGCATGTTCTTCTATTCTTTGACTGTAGAATCTAGCATAAGCGGCGAGTGATCCAGTCCAATACCACTCGGTATACATTCCTTGCGGAAGAACAAATCTTGCTTGCTCTGGTGCGACTCCGCAGTTGAGCAATTTAGTATAAGCCTTCTTGCACTGCTCAATCGCGTCATGGTAAGGTAAAGTGAATGACTTGTCAAGTTCCAAGAAACCATCACTCCCCTGCTTTGCTCCGTTGTTTGGCTTTCCTCTCCACTCTGGAGTGTAGAACTCAGGCTCAAACGAAACGTAGCGGCGGGATATCTCATTCTCCACGAAGCCTTGCTTGTGCTTAAAAAATTGTGTGCGAATTGAAACCGGTGCCTTGATTCGCAAGGTGATCTGTGGGTGTGCGAATGGTGTCCAGTGGTTATGTCTTGCCAAATACCCAATAAGTTTTTCATCACGGACTGATAGTTTACGAACATCTTCCTCACGATAAGAAGATCCTGACATACTCAGTCGTTCAACTGCATCTTGATCTATATCCCAATCGCTTTCGTTTGCAAAGGAAACTCTAGCAGCATTGCACACGGAAAGATCACTTCCCATGTAATCAACCAAAGCAACATGTCCTTTGTCCAAGACCTTCTTTATAATTTTGTCCATTGATTCAACCTAACCTTTGCTTCTAATCCACTGAATGTGTTTTCGTCTATGATCTTCTGTATCTGCTTCTTGGTGTATCCACCCAGAATCATGTCATTGATGTCTTTGTATCGCATCGTCTCTGGAAATATACAGATGTTCTTTCCTTTGTCAATGAGTTTCTCGTTCAATTTTACGATCTGCTCGTTTCTTGGCTCGTTGTCTAAAACATATACTCCGGGTGTTGCTCTTAGATGCGGAGGAATGTTGTCTATACCAGAAGCACCAACCATCGCGATGCAGTTGTCGAGAAAAAGACTATCAAGTGGTCCTTCGACAATGTAAATCTTCTTGTTTGGATCGGCTCTCCACTGTCCAAACCAAAGTTTGTCCTGAAGCCCCTCGCTCTTGATTGTGATGTATCGAAGAAACTTCTTGCTATTTTCTTTTGAGCCTTCAGCACTACCTCTCACGGAATTGATGTTCAAGGATCTTCCTTGTGCAGCAACCATGTTGCCTTCTCGATCAAAGAAGGGAATGACGATTCTCGGCTCTGCACCACACTCTGCTCTGGTTTGTGTGAGTTCCCTAGAGAACCTACCAAAGTCTTCTGTGAAGTATAGAAGACTCTGCTTGTCTTTCGGAATCATTCTCATTTTGGCAAACATTCTAGCCGGGTGTTTGGAATCCAAATCCAACAGCGGCTTCAAGTGCTTTGACTTGACAACTTCCTTGCGTTTCTTTCTGAACATCTCTTCTGTTCCTGTTGATTTTATTTGTGGTCTTCTTGGTTTTGGATCTCGCTTGCTTCTATACCTTTCCAACTGGTATTCTGTTTTTAGACTCGGTGAGTGTATCTCCAAAAACCGATAGAGAGACATTGACACGGCACAATTGTGACACTTGTAGTAATATGATCCCTTTGATTCATAGAAGAAACCTCGACACTTGTTCTTGTTCTTCTGTGAGTCACCGCATATCGGACAACGACAGTTAGCCAAATTCTCCTTCTTCCAACTGAACTTATCTAGTGTTCCTGAAAGAAAGTTGACGAACTTTTTGTCGATCCATACTTCGCTCATTATCATCGGTTCTTTCTTCGCTTGCGAATCTCTCTAAAGGTATTGTTCCAATGATCTCGTCTCCACTTCTCATACCACATTCTATACTCTTCTTGCCACTCTCTTGAATACTTTTCTGGTGTCTTTCTGTAATCGTTGTCGTTTCTCTTCATGCTGAGCCTTTCATACTTTTAGGTTTCGAATCTTGTTCCGATTCGAAGCAAACTTTTCATCATAGTTTCTACCGTCAAACCCAACTCCACAAGACATATCTGTTTCTTCTTGATTGCTGCCTTGTAGATTGACTGTGGAGTTATCCACATCAGCCAACTTCATCTTTCCTCGGTTGATTCCGAGAACGAATTTCTTGTTCTTGAAGACATCATTGTATCTGTTCTTCAATTGCTTGACAAGAATGTGTCCTTGTTCCTCCAACTCCTCTGTAGTAATCAAAGCAAACATGAAGTCTGCTGTTGCAGGAAGACCGAAAGACTCAGAAGTGTCTTCAAGCCCAACATCACTGTTGGCAAATCCACTTCTGTTCGTTTGTGTTGCCGAGAAAATTGGAATGTCCTTCTCCACGGCTAACCCTCTTAGTTCTTCGGCAATCGCTTTGATCATTGTGTATGAGTTTACGTTGTTGCCATTCTTAAATCGACTGGACACACAGATGTTCAGGTAGTCGATGAATATCACATCAGGAACAAAGTTTTTCTTCAGTTTCAGTTCTTCTAGAAGTGTTCTGAAGTGCTGCACGTTTGCAGTTGCAGTTGGATACTCTTTGACAATCATCTTTGATTGAATGTTCTTGGTGACTCTCTGTATCTTCTTCTCATACGATGACTTCGGCAGTATCTTTAGATCATCCAAGGTGATGTCCATCAGGTTTGCATCGATTCTTTCAGCGATTCTTTCTTCGGACATCTCACCTGTAATG